TAGAATTTGCAAACTGAAAAACTATTGAACCATATCTATTTCTTTGTTGTATATCTAATTTGATTGGTTGGTCTTGGTTTGGCCTTGCTACTGTTATTCTTGCTATATACATATATCCAGATGTACCTGCTCCCCCATTTAAGCTCTTTACAGATATACCCTCATTAAAAATAATTCTCCCTGAAACTGTTCCTCCACTTTTATCTAGCTTGTTATTCCAAGCATCCTCTGTAATCTTATCTAGTGTAGTCTTATTCGCATGAGTATGATTTTGAGAAATATCTACATCAGCCCGTGTAATAAATCCCGCATCGTTATTAAGCTGACTTAGATTTTTTAAGTTTTTACTATTATAATTTGCTTCCCATTTTGTCCAAGTATTTACGTTTGAATAATAAAATCTTGTATAATCGCACATAGTTTCGGCAGATGTGAATGTTTGTTTTGTTATAAAGTCAGTAGTACTACCCCAACGAATACATTCTATTTCTAAAACAAATGGATTATCAGCAACCGGTTTATTTAATATATTTGCTGAACCACTTATAGATCTACATCTATAAAATCTATGCTCTACAATTCCATCATTTATAGTATAGTCGTTTAAATCAATCGTCTTACCTGTTAAATCATAATAAACTAATGTGTCATGAGTATGGTCTTTTTCAGCTTTATTGCTTACTGTATTCCATAATGTTCTCTCAGCACTAGTTATATGTTTTACAGCATCGCTTATATGTGTTGTAACGCTATTCCAAAGACCTTTAACTGTTTCTAAAAACCATTTATCATCTTTAGACATTTTTCCATCAACTTTACTAGTTGCTAATGGGATAGCATTTGCACTTATTTCAATCCATTCTGTACCACTCCATCTATAAGTAATATCTGTATCTTTAACATTTACTGTCCATCCATCTTGTGGACTAGGATAAGTTGTAGCTATATCATTGTAAGTCGCTACAGATTCTTTCCAATCCATATTACTAACTACTTGGCTAATTTTATTATCTATTTCTGCCTTAGTATATTTATCATCCCAAATTGGTTTATTTGTAGATATTGTAGTTTGGATAGCTTGTTCAGCCTTAGTTGCTCTTGTAATTTCATTATTTAGATTTATTGTAAGCGTACTTTCAGCCGATTTTGCTCTGCTTATTTCTGCATTAATACTTGCTTCTAAAGCATCTTCTCTATTAGTTGCTCTTGTAATCTCGTTATTTAAATTGGTTTGTATAGTATTTTCTGAGTCAGTTGCTCTTGTTATTTCCTCGTTTAACTTCTTCATAAGTAAGTTTTCTGCAAGAACAGCCCTTTTGTTTTCATTATCTATGTTAGTTTGAAGTTGTTTTTCAGCTTCTATTGCTCTATCAGTTTCAGCATTTAAAGCTTCTTGAGTGTACCCGATAGCATCTTGTAGGTCATTTACATCATCAGCTTCTACTGTATCGCCCGTTGTTTCATAAGTAACATATAAAACTGGCTCTGTAGAAAATATTTTAATATTAGTTTTCCATGGAGTTAGAGAAGGTGTAGAAGTTGTATATGTATTTATCTTAGTTCCTGTAAGCTTACTTCCTGTATAAATGTTAATTGTATTTACTTCAACGTTATCATGAATAAGTTCAGCTTCATATACACCATCTACTGGCGTTACTATTTCTTCAATTGTATAGATGTTACCATCTAATTTATTAAGTTTTGCAATAAAATTAGTTATATCCAACTACATCACTCCTAAACTTATATCTTGCAGTACTGCAATCTCATCTAATGCCAGATTTATATTTATTGTATTGCTGTTTATATTAACATCTTCATAATCTATAACTCCATCTATATCTATCAATAACCCTTGTATCTTTGCTATATTTACTTTCTTAGTTTTATATACCTTATCATCTAAATATTTTTTAACAAGTTCTTTAAATATTGTTTGAACCTCTCCAAGAGTAACACTTGTGTCTATTTCTACATTCCCAGTAATATTTATAGGTATTTCTTTTACTGTAATTACTTCTAAAGTTCCAGCTAAAAGTGGCCTAACTTCATCAATGTGATTATAAGTTTTTTCTATAAGTTCTTTGCGTGCTGCTCTTTTATTACTATCTGTAATTATCACTTTTACAATTCCTGCTCCAGGTATACATTTTGCACTACCTACTCCTGTAACTTCTAATGCCCATTGTTCATAGTGATATTTATTTCCAGATGTAGCAGGTGTTTGTACTTTTAGTTCATACCTACGATACAGAGATTCATACGATTCTATATCGTATCCATTTGCAAAGGCTTCTTTATTTGTAACACTCTCTATCCCTTTATATGAAATTGGAAAAGCACAAATATCACCAATATCTGTATTATAAGAACTTCCAACATCTTCTGCTTGTACAAATACATCTATTTCCCCACTATCTGGAATTTTAGTTTGAATAGTTGTTTTATAAACTTTTCCTAATTTTGTTGCTACAGCTAAATCTTTTGGTACCATAGTCCCTTTAGCACCTGTTATAGTTACCATGCCATTTACTGTACTTGGTTCTTTTCTGTATACGCCCATATCTGCACATATTTTAACTAAGCTATCATAATATCCACTCTCTAAGGCTGATTTTGCGTGTATTTGCTTTTCTAACTCGTCCAATAACATTGTGTTATAACTTAATTCCATAGATATAGGCATATTAGCGTTGTATATTAAGCTTCGTTCACCTGTATCAACATCTTTTAGTGTGCTCGTCATTTCTTTATAATATTGTTCAGCACTTTTGTAATAAGTCATGCATTCACACCCTTTATTAAATCTCTATTTCTCTTGTGTAATTCTGATATATATTTAAGACTGTAAATCCTACAATTATTTTTCCGTTGTTATATCTTATTTCTAAGTCTTCTATCCCCGTCACATAAACATTATCTAATAATGCTTCTTCTATCATTTCCTTAACGTGTAGACTAACATAATTTCTATCTTTTCCAATTAGATCTTTTAATCTACTTCCAACTTTGTTTTTATAAATAAAAAATCTACCTTTATATATTTTTAAAGAAAAATAATTTCTAATTTTTAATGCTTCCAACCCTTCCACTATTACAAATTTTCCATTCTCTAATAGAAAATCATCCTTATCAAAGTCCCAAGCATACTCTTTTAATAATGGAATATCAGCGCTTTTATTATTCATTGTTAACGTTTTAATTCTTGGTATACTTGGTAAAAAATCCATTTATATTCCTCCTTTTACTTTACCACTAACATAATATCGACCATCTGTTGTTTCTCTTAGAACCACTTTATCTCCTACACTTAATTTGCTATTAAAAATAATAGAACCATTAGAGATAGTTGTTGTTCTATCTCTAATGGTTCCTGTGAGTGTTTTAAATGTTTCTGTATGCTCTAATAGGTCGTAATTAACATGGATGTCGCTATAGTCTAATATAAGTCCATCTACTTTTATTTGTATAGGATTTATAGATTCTACAACCCCTATAGCTGTTTCTTTAATATCTACAGATTCCATAGCACTACTTCTAAATGATTCCATAAACATATCTTCTATTAACATTAAATCACTTCCTTTATTCGTCTATTTCATATCTACCATCTAATATATTAACTCTTGCTTTATCTCTTCTTGGATAGCCAAGTCCTAATATATAAGATTTAACCTCTGCTTTATTTCCTGTTTGAGCCATTAAGTCAAGTAATGCCCATTGTTGATTACCCCATTGGTAACAAACATCTGTCATAACATCAAAATATTGCTGTGGTAGAGTAACTCCCATATCTGCACACTTATTTATAACTTGTTTAGCCCAATAATTAACTTCCTCTTTAAGCCACTCTGTAGCTTGTTGTTTATTACAAACTGTTACTCCTTCTGCTTTTAATCTCTTACCAACATTACCACTTGCATCTGTTCCATAACCAATAGCACCATATTTGCTTGAATTGTCCCATGTAGGTGTAAACCCTTCTAAATCTTTAAGTAACTCTATATACTTACTAGAAACAAAACCACTATTACCACTAGAACCTTCCTCGTCTTCTCCCTCGTTTTCTGTTACAACATATCTTAATACATAATCCCAAGGATAATCACTGTAACTGTTTTCAGAAATTTGTTCTGCCTTAGCCACTCTATCTGTGTGTGCCCCTATCTTCTTACCGTTTCCTGTATACATTTCTGTATGTTTTATAGTGTTTAATAATACATCTCCTGCTATCAAGCCTTCTCCTGTATTCAAGTCTACCTTACTTGTAACATCTTCAAATCCTTCTGCTAAGAAAGTATGGTACATATTACCTGTGTAAGTTGCTCCTTCAAGTGATAAGCCTGCATAACGATAAGCTGTAATTACAAAAGAACTACAATCGTAATAATCTTGTCCCCATCTAAGATTAGCGTTCATACTGTAACCAATACTATCATCATTGGCTGTCTTATACGCCCATTCTAAAGCTTTAGCAACAACCATGCTATTTCCTCTTGTACTACCTTCACCTTGGACGATATTACCATTTTCATCTACTACAACTTCCTCAATATCTGACCAAGTAGTTAATTCCTTGTGTTTGCTTGTGCTTAATGTTAACGTATTTATCCAGTAATCAGAATTTGGGAAAAAATCAAATTCACTCGCTGTTATATACATAAACTTATCATAGAATTCACTATCTGGAAGTTTAGCCATTACACCATAACCAACTTTATAGTTTACATCGCCTAAGCATTTTACAACAACCTCTGTCGTTGGATATCCTGTTGTTTTAAGTTGGTTTTTAATTTTAAGAATTTTACTATTATAAGCACCGACAATTTTATCTTGTTCTTTTTCCGTTAATGCCTCTGCACCTTCGTCTTCCTGTGCTTCCTTTATGGCCATGTCTAAGTCTTCATCTTTATTTAAGACAACGGTTTCTTGTATTATCCCGTAACGTTTCTTAGATGTTTCTCTAGCATCTAATGTATTTTCGGGATATAGGTCGTCTATATAATTGTATTCGCTATCATAAATTGAACATCTATTAACCATATCTTGCATACTTCTAGTAACGGTGTAATCTATTAAGTTTCCGTCAGCTACATTATCACTTGATTGTTGTATAGTTAGTCCACTATAATATTTGTCACATTCAGTTATTACAACCCGTCCTTTAAAGTCCATGTGTAAGTAATAATAAACACCTGTCATTCTAGTTACATCGCTCATAATGGCTAATAAGACATCCTTTGCAGGTTTGTTTTTAATCCTATGTTTTCCTATTTTCATGTCTGCATATCTACCTAGTTCATTCACATCAACATCAAACGTTCTAAAATCGAACAAACTAAATACATACCATATTGCTTCTCTTATAGTCATATTCCCATTAAAATTTTTAGTTATGTTATTCTTACACACCCACCATACTAAATCGTGGCAGGTGAATGTTTGGGTGTTAGAGCCTAAATTAAACTCACTATCGGTTATCTTACCATAAAACATTTGCTGTCCATTCAAGGAGAAATACACGATATCTCCAATTTCAAAATTGTAATAATAATAGTTTCTATACTCATATCCAATTGTAAATTGTAATTCTGTAGTAATATTCTTTAAACTGGTGTGCATCTTAATACTGGTGCATAAATCCCTTACTTCAATTATGTTATTGTTATCATTCCACTTTTGAATAACTAAACTTAAATCAGCCAAGCAATCACGTCCTAATATAATTTAATTTCTTGCCCTACGTTTAAATAGAGTGGATTAGTAAGTCCATTCACCTTTTGTAAATAACTCCACTTACTACTATCTCCAAATAGTTTTGTAGCAATAGAAATAAGAGTATCACCTTCACCTACGTAATAGACACTACTACCATAAGATTCCGCGATACTCTTTCCATTGATCTCATCATTATTTATTGTTATGTTTCTATATTCCTTAAAAGTAATTGAATAATGTATGTTTTTAGTCCCATCTTCTTCGGACCACTCAAACTCCTGAATTCTACAATCTAAATGTGCTATTCTTTGTTCTTTTGTATAATATTCGATTAATAAGTCATTCTGATTATTTAACCACTTATTAAACCAATTTATATATGTTCCTGTGGATCTTGGTGGAACTAATAAGAACGGATAATCATTGTTAGGATGCGGTATAATACCAGTAATTGTACATCTTATTAAATTCTTAGTATGTCCTAAATCCACCTCACCAACTCCAAATAAACGTTCTGTTTTCGTATCTACACTTGCAGAAAATTTAGGAAAAGGCGTAATCGGAAATATAAGAGAATAATTGTCTGCTTTACCAGTAACCTTAAAATATCGTCTTTCATCTGCCATATTATCACCGTCCTTTTTCTTAATAAGAAACCGAATTTCTTGTATTATTCTTGTTAAAGATACTTGTTAATTTAGTTAATAAACTATCTGTATCAACGTCTTTTTCTATCTTATCTATGTGTACTTGAACTGTTGGACTACTCATGTTTGTTCTTCCTGCATCTTTCATAACATCGGCTATTGACATATAAGAATCAGAACGCCCATTTACATAATCTGTTCTATTCTTGTAGTAAGCATCAAGATTACTGTTAAGTTGGTCTTTTTTCTCTGTACTAATCCAACCAAGTTTGTTAAATGCACTAGCTTCCATTTTGTATAAATTCTTTACAAACCATGCAAAACCATCTACTTTTTCCCCACCAGTAAATGGAGAGATTGCACCGTTAACTACAGCACTAGCACCTTTACGTAATATACTTTCTTCATTCAAGAACATATTAGCACCTTCTAAAGCTAAACCTACTGGCAATGCGACCTTAGACAATCCTCTTAAACCAACTTTAGAAGCTACATTTAAGCCACTTAATGCTTTAATTGCTGTTACAACAGTTTCTATAATGGCAGGTATACCACCTAATACACTCGAAAACTCTGTAAATGGTTTTATAAGTGTGCTTATAATCTTAAACCCTAAAAAGCCTTTACCAAGCTGTATTAGCTTATCTATAACTTCGGTATGTTCTGACAGATAGTCGAAACCATCTATTATAGCCTGTCCTAGCTTTCCTAGTGCGTTTTTAATCTTAGTAAACGATTCGCTCTTAGCAAACCTTCCAATAGCATTTATTAACCTCTCTAAACCTTTACTAGCTTGGTCAAATAGGCTTCCATTCTCAACTTCACCCTTTTCATTGATACCACCTATGTCTGCCATCATTTTAGTAAAGTTTCCTTTAAGTGTAGACAATCTACCACCTAATGTTTTAGAAAATTTATCTGTCATGTCGGTAATACCCTTTTCATCCATATAAGCCTTCAATACTTCCATTAATTTGTCTGAATCAAGTTACTTGTCCCTTTTTATTAGTAAATTTACCTAAGCCTTTTTCTTTAGCAAAATCTTCTAACTGTTTACGTTTAATACCTGTTATAGTTTGTAAACGAACCCATTCTCCTGCTTGTGCATCCACTATGGCATCTATAGCACTATTTAAATCTCCTACACCTTGTATTTTGGCAAAAGAGCCTAAGTCTTCATACATCTTAAATGATTGTGCATCGTCTTTTAAACCTAAAGAATGTGCTCTTGCTAAACCATTCGCTACTTCACTTTCTGAAAAGGGTGTTGCATTTGCTTCTTTCGTAGCCCACTTAAACTTCTTTATTCCTTCTTGTTCTCCATATACAGATTTTAAGAATACACTTGCATCTTGGAACTCCATACCACTCTCTAATATCTTTTGTACACCACTTATAGCACCTTTAACAGATAAAAAGCCTGCTGTAATTTTTGCTATTTTACTTGTTGTGTTGTTATAAAACTTATCGAATGATTTAGTCGCTCCACTAAAACTATCCTGCCACGCTTTACCTGCTTTATTAGCTTGGTTAGTATTCTCTGTAGTAAATCTCTTAAATTGGTTTCCTGCTCTATTCATATTGCTCGCAAATTGATTAAAAGTTGACTGAAACCCATTACCAATAACGAGAGTTCCACCATATAAATTGCCCATTAAAATCCTCCTTTCTTGCTTATTCTTTCTTTATAAAAAAGGGATTTAATGCTATTTGTTCTTCCCTATTGTTTTCAATCTCATAGCACATAGAAGATATAAAAAAGGCTTTTTCATTGTAGGTTAAATTTAGTAAGTAATCTAACTTAAAGCCTTTATTAATGTAATAGCTTAACATTCTTGCTTCTATATCTTCCTCTATTAGTTTTTTATTTCTACCACAAAATCATCAAGGTTTTTAACTTCATCAAGTCCGTTTAATTCAGCTATTTTATCTGCTATAATTCCTATTTCTGTAATAGTAAATATTTTTTCTACAATATCATAAGGATTATTTTTACAGCCATAACCCTTTAATAATTCATTGTCTTTTAAGTTAGGGTCTATTACACTCATATAAACTATCTTTTTGTTTAATTCTAGTGTGCTTTTGCCTGCACTTGCTTCCTTTATTACTTGTTCTAATTTCTTAGGCTCTAAACTTTGGATAGTTATTTCTCCACCTAATCTCTTAATCATTAAATTTGTTGTCTTTACTCCTGTTTGTTTCTCTATTAAACCTTTATTTTCTAATAAATTATCTATTGTTAATTGCATTTAAACCACTCACTTTCTATGTTTTTTAATAAAAAAAGAACCTAGAAATTAATCTAAGTTCTATTCGATGTCTACATCTTCTGGATTGTATTCAAAATCATAACTTTGCTTCATAGCATCATTATTTCCAATATCAACGTTTAACACCTCAAATGAAGTTATCTGACAATTTTCGATAATGACTCTATAAGTTCCGCCAGTTGCTTTATTTTCAACTTCACCAATTAAATCAAATACAAATGGATTACCATTCTTTATGCACTCATTTATATCTTGGTTTAAAGTGTCATCTATTATTTTATAAAAAGTTATAGATCCAGTTCCCTCTGCCCCTGTTACTAATGTAATTTTCCCCATAGAACCTGCTATAGGTAACTTTTGACTCTCTAAAGAAGACTTGGCATTCGCTGTTATAACTTGCGCTTTTTCTTCGTTGTTAAACCATAATGTAAAAAACTTATGATTTAAAAAATCTTTTTTACCTAACTTCATAATATCAAACTTCCTTTTTAATAATTAAGCTCAAATTCAAGCTCTTCTATTGTATCTAAAGCATATATTCTAGCCTTTAAGAAAGTCTTCTTGCCTGTATCTTTTTTTAATATTTCTTCATCTTTCATTTCACTTGTGTCTACTCCTTCAGATTCTAAAAAATCTTTAGTTGCTTCTAAATTCAACCAACAAACATTACTTTCTCCTGGATTTAGTATATTTTTTCTTGCAAGTTCCTTAAAATAAAGATTGTAATAATCCCTCATAAGCTTTCTGTTATTATAAGAATTACCCACTTTTCCCTTATAGGATTTCTTGAATATTACTTTTAAATCATCTCTAACCATGTCTAAAATCTCGCAGACTCTTATACTTTTCAATACATTTTTTTCGCCATCTTTTATAGTTGTTTTACTGTTTACACCATCTGAAAAAACATACCCTTCCATATCATTGTCATAAAATAAAAATAGTTCACCACTCTCTGTTGCAGTATCCATATCTTCAATGACAGTTGTTGAGTTAACATTTGATGCAAGAAAATTAGTCAGACTTCTCTCCAAGTTTAATGTTGCAATAATACAAGCCACATCAACACAGTACTCATTCCCTGTAAGGCTATCATCGTCAGTCACAACTTGCTCATTTTTAAAATTGATAATTCCTTCATGATCTGCTTTTAAGTTATGTAATACAGCATGGACTAAAAAATTACCTTGTGCTTTTTGTTCTTTTATAAAATCAACAACTTTTCTCTTGTCCTCATCTTCAGAAATATTTGGAGCTGCTAAATAATTAAATTTAACACCATTCAACTTCTCAAGCGCATCGCTTATTTCAGACTTATAGCAGATTACTTTCAAATACTTTACACCATATTTAATAAAACACTTATTTATTATCTTTAAGTTCTCACTCGAGTAATGCTCTTTGTTTTGTTTTCTGTTTTTATAGATTTTAAGCCCTTCAATAGAATCTTTTAATAATAAACATACTATCCCACTAGAACTTCTTGTTGTAACACTATCTGTCAAAGCTTTTAAAATAATTTTAACTTTGTCACTCATCTACTTCTCCTTTCAAATTTTTAGGTTTTAATTTGTAAAATCAATATATAATTCTTCCATCAATGCACTATAAGTCTCACTTTCATCATTAATGTATCTATCATCCTTATAACTGAGTGTTAGATTTAGTGTTAGGAAGTCATCATTTATCGTATTGGTTTTATTTTTGAATATTAAAAAAGTATCTTTGACTTTAATTCCCAAGTCAAAAATACTTTCTAATTCATTTAATACATCATTTAATTTTTCATTATCAACAATTTTATCTGTATAAGTTATTGTTATATTAACTAACTTATCTATGTAGCTTTTATAACTGTTACTGTTTAATGGTCTTACTTCAACATAAAATGTTGGTTCTTTTATATCTTTTTGATTCTTTTCTGCTCTTAATTTACATTTTTTAAAATGATCCTTTATTCTCTTACCTGTAAAGTAAAGAAGTTCGTTATATTTTATCATTTTTTAAACCTCTCCTTTAACTTTTCTTGTAATATGCTCTCCATATTAGATTCAGCTATGGTTAACCCATCACGAATCATCCAATGCCCATCTATGTGTTTTCCAGTAAGCTTTTTACCCAATACTGGAACGTATTGACCTTCCTTTTGCGTGTAACCTTCTTCTACATATGGAGCATAATCAATATTACTTCCTACATCTACACTTAACTTATATTTATCCACATCATCATGCGTCATAGACGATCTAAGATGCCCAAATCTAACAGGAGTTATAGCCTGAATCTCTCCTACAGCTATAGTTGATGTCTCTTCTAATGTGTCTATACAAGCTTTTTTACATTCTCTTATAAGTTCATCTACATTTACCTTAAAATCCACCATATCACCCTTAACTTGTTTCAATATCTATTATTTTGTAATCTTTTGTTTGTTTCAATAAGGCTTCTATATATTCATCATCCCAAGGTATCTTTTCTATTTTATAAAAATGTCCACTATATTCAATTAGACATTCTTCGGTTATTTCTGGAATAATATCGCAAAACATACGTCTGCTGCACTCAATATTATACCCGTAATCTTTCTTTGCTTTTTCACTGGAATAAGGTTGAATATCTGCCATTATAGGCTTGTCATTAATCTTGCTATATCCCTCTCTATCGATACCATATTCATCCTCATAAGAATTATATTTATAGATATAAATTTCTTTATTGTAATACATAACATCACCACGCATTGAAATTATTTGGTACGGGCAATAAGGCCTTAATATCATCAGTAATAGTCCAAGCTTCGACTCCATCAAAAAAAGTTGTTGACCTGTCACCTTGAGATTGAGATTTTACACCTGAACCATCTTTTAATCTTTCTAACTTTTCTGAATTGAAAATAAGCTGAACTACTGCAATATAATATTTTTCGTATATATCTTCATCGGAAAAATTACAAGGAATATTATTCTCTTCTAGATAATTCCTTATAATTAAACAGGCTTTCTTCTTCTTAAAATCTTCTTCCATACTTACGCTCCTTAGCACTCCTATTCAGATTGTGTCACTCCTTCAGTTGTTGTATTTACCGTAGCAGCTGTTGAAGATACCGATGCATAAATACCACTAAGCTTATTATCAAGTGCTTCGCATAATTGGTATGATCTGAAGAAAAATAACCAGTCATCCGAAGTCTGATTTACTTCTGGAGAAACAGTCTTATTAACTAAGTGCTTAACATATTGTAATATTGCTTGTTTCTGAATAACCATAAAATTGATATTTTTTGAACTAGATTTTGCTTTATAACCACGCTTAACTAATTCTATGTCAGTAAACATTCTTGACTGTGGAACTGGAATAATAGTCGAAAATCTATTTAACACTAACTTTGATGCCGTTGTATCTAAATCTTCAACTAATCCTTTGAGAGTTGGCGTAATAAATAATATCCTATTTTCTGAATCTACTTCTTTTTCATCCATAGTATTTGCTGCAGCTCTTAAAGCTTCAACTACTGCTTTTCCAGTTGTGATATTTTCAGTTTTCTTATTGGCAGCCTTACTATGGTACATAGAAAACCTAAATGCATCTACTTCAGGAATAACCTTAGTTCTTACAAATTCACCACTTAATTGACCAAAAGCTAACCCTACAGTTTCTTCGTTGTCCATTGCATCCACCGCAAATTTCTGACCTCTATCGTAATTGAACTTCTTTTCTTGAAATTCTAATTTAGTTGCGCCCTTGTCATAGCCTGAACCATCTCGCCCATAATCAGACAACCCATCTAAAGTCATCTTTGGAACTAAAATCGAATTCGCATTTGCTCCTGCTTTCGTTAAACTTATATCTCCATCTAATATCGATGTCTTCGATCCTGCTTTATAGATTTTATCTAATAAAGGGATCGTCTTTTTTACTAAAGTAATTACATTTGCCATTTAACATCGTCCTTTCTTTATTGTTCTGATGGGGCTGAGTCATCACCCAACCCCATAGCATTCATTAGTGCCTGTGTATCTGCATCAACTTTTCCAACATCTTCTTTAGGTGGCTTAGGTGCATTGTATTTGAGTTCCTGTTCTTTCATTTTTCCGAATAAGTTATTGAAAAATTCAACATTTTTATCACTTGTTTCATCATCAGCACCTACAACAAATTCAGCTAATTCTACTGGAAGCTTTTTGTCTGTTAAAATCTTTGCATATTTATTAAGATTTTTTTCGTGTGCAAGTTCAGCTTTTAACTGCTTAGCTTCTTCTAATGTTTTTTCAGCTTCAATCTGCTCTGGAGTTTTATTCTTGTTATTGGCCTTTTCCATTTCAGCTTTTAAAAGTTCAGGAAATTTTTCTTTCATGAATTTTTGGTCATATTTAGTTACAGCGCTGCCAACAGCAGAATTAAATTGCGATTGTTGATATGCCTTAATAACTGGATTTTCTTCAAGTATTTTTTTATACTCATCTGTTGTAAGCTTGCTATAGTCAATAGTAGCCTTGTACTCATCCATAGCTTTTATTGCTTCGTCTACATCTGCATCCTCTACAATATTTTCTAATCTTTTAATTAATTCACTTTTTAACACGTGTACCTCCAATCCCTACAAGTCCCATGTCCCTGTAAGTATTAAAATTTTGCATAAAAAATAAGCTTGTTTAACGACTATTGCTTAAAGTCAATTTATCCTGGAATTCCTTCTTGAAGGTCCATAATCTGCATCATAAATTTGCCCACTAACGAATATGCTTCATCTTCCGAAATATCAACTCCATTATCACTTTCATATTCCATAACTGCTAATTCATCTACAGTTTTAGCTAATGATTTTATTTTTTCGGCAAATTTAGTATATTTATTATTTATTTTTTCATTTCTAACATGCAAATTATATTCCTCTTTAAAAAGTTTTTTAATAACTTCACGCGTTGTGCTAGTTAAAATTTTAAAAAAAACTCTAACAATAATCAATCATCTCCATTAAAATATAATTAACCAAACAAAAACATAATAAGGAGATGATTGAAATGTTAGAGTTCACTTATTATAATACTGA